TGTCCCACAGATAAACCACGCGTTCTTCAGCGTCCACGTCACGCCCTTGTAACTTGAACAACTCACCCGTACGCAATCCCGTATCGACAAGGATCGTGACAAAGTCAGCGACATCATCGCGTCCAATCTCCCGGAACTTAGCGATCATAGCCACTTCTTCTTCGGGCGTTATCCAACGCATCCGTCCTTCAGGCTCTCGCTTTCTTTCGATCACCGGGATTCGCGTGATGTAACCGCGTCTGTAAGCGTGTCTCATCATCTTCGATAACGCGGCTAAACGTCGGTTAATCGTTCCGTTACTCTTACCGTCACGCTCAAGTTGGAACACAAGATCATCGATCACGTTCTCGTTAACCTCGCGTGCTGGACGGCTTGCACCGAGTCTCAAGTACACGTCCTTGGCGTTTCTCCAAAGGCTTAACTCACTCTTACATCCACGCCAATGTCGGTTAAGGACTTCTTCGGCAAGTTCACGTAAGTTCATAGACACCGCTCGCGTGTTCTGTGCGATGTCCTGCGTGATGTCGACGCCGTTCTTAATCTTCCCTTCGACCGTGCGTAACCATGTGTCCGCTTGATCGAAGGTGTCGAACGTCGGTCTTAGACGCGCTCCATTCGGTATCTTAATGTCCGCTTGGAACTTGTTTCCTCTCGGATTTACGCTACCCATGTTATCTCCTTTCTTTCGTCGATGCGGGTATCGCTAGGCGATTCTACATGACGCGACTCAAACGTATCAATGAGTTTCTGCGACGCTTGGACGAGCTTACGTCGGCGGTCATTCGGGTCGGTTACTTCGTCGATGATCCCTAAGCGTACGCCATCACGTACGGCTCGTCGGGTTGTCTCGCTACTGAACGGAAGAAGGTCAAAGGTAGTCCCGATGCCCTCGGCGTTCTCGTACAAGTAATAACGACGGACTAAGACGAGAGCGATCATTCGGTGACATCTCGACATACGCGAGTACTCACTCGGATTTAAATTGACCCGTAAGATCACGTCCAACGTCGGGATGAGCTGATCGCGTTTAAGTTTTGTATTGAACATGGTGTTTATCTCCGCCTCGGACTCAACTTAGAATCGTTCGCAAAAACAACCTTAATCTTTACGCATATCGCCCCACGGATTCGAGAACCACGAGCGAGACTTCGGCATCTCACGCGGTTTGTCCGTGCGTTCGACCTCGATGATGTTGCCGTTGCGGTCGTACACAAACGCTTCAACCTCGTTCTGTGCCCAGAAGTGTCGCCATCCTTCGTCGATGATATTGACGCCGTCTTTCCAAACGCTCGCGTCCATCCCGGCAAGGGCTTCGCTCCAATCGCCTTGTCGAAGGTCGTGTGTGTCGATCTCTCCGTCGCTCACAAGAGAACCTTTCTATCGACGTCGGTTACGCCGGCTTCAGATATGTGGTTGTCGTTGGCAGGTGTGTAGCTCCGTCTTTCTACGTGCCATATCTCGCCGTGGAGCTCGCGGATCATCTTCGCCTCGTTCTCGAACCGTAAGTCGTCGATGACAACAGGTCGGTACTCTTCGAACATAGCGTCGGTTAAGATGTGACGCATCGCTTTCACCCATATGTCTTGGTCGATCATCTCGCGTCCCCACTCCGTTCCAAGCGTCTGTAAAAGGACACGTCCTGTGACGCCGAGGTGAGTCTCTTCGTTCTTCTTCGATCCGAACACGTACTCTTTTCCAACGAGGGCTTGAAGCATCCGTTTGATCGGCGTTGCGAACGATAGAACCGTTCCGTTTTCTCCTGCGAGGAACTCTGCGTACGTCGATTTGCCGACGCCTTTAGCTCCTGTAAGTGCGATTAGTCTTGGTTGGTCTGTCATGTCAGTGGTTGCGTTTCCTATGGTTAATGGCGAGTCGAATGGTTTCGTCTTCGGACTCTTCGTTTTCATCGTCGTCGGTTACGAGGTCTTCATCGCGATCGAGACAGTCGTACTCGTCGTCTTCGGGTTCGTTGTAATCGTATGGATCAATCATGAAAGGACACCTCGTTATCTTCTGGTTCGTAACCCTTGGGAGGGTTGTAAATATACCGAAACGGGCGATCCTCGTACTTACCAATGTCCGTAATCCACTTGTTTTTGTGACACGCTGATTTTTTGGATTCTATTAAGTCAGCGAATAATTCATCAATACGTTTCTTCACCGCTTTTTTGGAAGTAGCCTGTACATAATAAGTAGGCATCATAACTCGATATACTGTTGTAGATTTCTTTCGTTTATTCATTGTTTTTTGTTTTGTTGTTGTTGGTTGCGTTCAAACTCGTTGAACTGTTGTTTGGTTGACGTCGCGATCCACTCCCACAGAAACTTCCATGAGCCGTCGTCGAACACGTAAATCAATTCGCCGTCTTTAGTCCGTTCAATCGTCGGTTTCATTGCGTACAGAACGGACAAGGTGAACCGTCTTCAGGACACGAGTACCCTGCGTCGCTTGGACAGGTGTCGTAGTAGTCAATGACGGTGTGTTTAGGACGTGTACAGGATGTCGTACAGGTCAGCGTTAATAGTAGTAGTAGTTTATTCATCGTTGTTTTCTATGTAGTGGTCGATCTCTTCGCGGTTCATGACGGTCACGTAAATCGGCGTTCCTTTGCCGTAGTAGGCGTTGAACGTGTTGAATTGTAGGTGTTCCATCGCTTGGTCTTCGGGCATTCCATCGTCGTCGGTTAAGATGTCAACCATCTTCGTACCGTCGTATACAACGCGGTCAATACCCGTGGATGTGTCGTTCCAAAGACCGATGATGGCGTCGTCAAAACCGTCGGCGTATCGCGTTTTGTCTGTGTTCATCGATCCCCTTTCTCGTAGTAAAGGAAGCCGAAGCTAATTAAGAACACCATTGCGAGACAGAATATTGTTGTTAAGTCCATAGTAGTTATTTGGTTTCGTCGTTTATAATCGCAGTTATACGATCGGTTTTTTCCGCTACTAACGCTTCCAATCGCGTCATAGCCGTCACGTTGTCGGCAATGCGTTCACGTATGCGTTTATAATGGAAGATGAGAGCGTCGAGTTGAGCGTCGCTAAGGTCGGTTGTTTTAATCATATTGGTTGGTTGTTGGTAGTCGGTTAAATCGACGCTTTCAAGTTGCGTCAACATAAAAACATCTAGCGGGTTAAAGGTTAGCTTCATAAAATCTACGAACACGTAACGCAGGTGCCGTGCCAATTTAAACGTCGGTTAAAAATCGGTTAAAGTTTGAACACGTACGACGAACACGTACGACTACTGTATAAAAAATATACAATCGAGATGTATAAAATTTATACAATTGCGAGGAAGGCCGTAGGAATGCGTTTGGTTGCGAGGTATACCTAAGTATAGGTTGACGGATCAAACGCGGTTTAAGAGCCTTGTAGGGAGCGGTTTTCATCGTTGTACTGGTTGCGGTTGGAATGCGTTAAGAATGGACGCAAAAAAGAGCCGTTTCTAATCGCGTTAAAAACGGCTCTTTATTTAGGTTTTATTTAGTTATTCAGTTTCTAAACTTGTCACGAATGCATCAGCATTTTTTAACATGGTAGGATAATGCTCAGGAAAATCACTTTGACCGCGACAAAGGCTGTCGATTACATTTTCCGATTGTATCATATCATGGGCCTTGCTTGTGGCCTCGCTTTCTGATTCCGCTTTAATCCAGACAAAGCCGTAGCAAGTTTCTTCGATTCCTATTTTGTAAGTATTCATGTTCGTTTTATCGTTTGTTAGTTAATGCGAACCAAGCTCCAATAGCGAGCCAATCGTTAAGACCCAAAGCGTCAAGCCTATGACGGCGATTAAGACGCCCTGAAAGCGTTCGCGTTTGGTTAGTTTTATTTCGTGATTCATTATTCGCTTTCCTCCCCGTTGTAATGTTCCGCTATCTCATCCCAATCAACTTGACCGAGAAAAGCCGTTGCATAGTCGCGGGCTATTCCTTCGCTTGTATCCTCTTCGATAATGCTCTCTACCATGAGCCGTGCTTCGTCGGGTTCTAGGTTTTCCTCCCACCCGTCAAAGCATTCGATGTTTACTCTCCAAGTTTCGTAGTTTGTCCATCCGTTGTATTTATTGTCGTTTTTCATGTGTTGTTTGGTTGTTTGGTTGGCTGTTATTAAAGATAAGCTTTATCCCATCGCATACAAAAATTCCTGAGCCATTGTATTTGATCTTTATTTAATTTTAATTTGTTACTATCCCATAAAATAGACTCCGCAGAGCAGTCTTCATGTACGACATAATCCCTTGGTAAATTTGTTACAAGCCAATCTGTGTATTCATTACATAAAGCTGTTACATCCGGACGTTGTTTTTGAATTATTGATTCTGTATTTTTCATGTGTTTGTTGGTTGGTTGTAATAATAAACTGTGAGCAATCGTTATTGCATTCGTCATGCCAAGTTTGAATTGCGACAAAAAACGATAATACTTTGTCCATCTGGCGTGATATTGGCGTTTTCAGCCGTGTATAGAATTTATACAGTTGTCGATGTGTATAGAATTTATACAGAGCGGTCTGGATGCGTTATAACTAGACGCGGGTCATTTATATACGCGAGTGAGACGCGGTTTAGACGCGCTTAAAGCGACGCAAAACACGACAATACACTAAAATACAGACGAATATCGACGCAAAGTACTGATAATCAACGACTTACAACGCATCCAAACCGTCAATTCCCTACACTTAGAGATATTATATCCTTTGTGAGTCGTTGGTAATCAATGACTTAGGTAATCGTTAGTGTCATGCCCGTGGCATACATAAAAAACAGGGCCCGCTTGGGGGAATTTTTCGCACGCCTCCTATACGTATACCCCCTCACATTTTTATACCGAAACCTTCTGGAACGCGTTTTAACCGATATAAACGCGATATAACCGATTTAACCCGTTATAACAGGCGTATTACACGTCCCTGCCTTTAAGCCGCGATATAACCGTCTTAACCGCCTTTAACGCGCGATATAACAGGCGCTTTACCCGCCTTCGTTAACGCGTTCGTAACGCATCTTATCTACTTGGGTCTTAACGGCGTCCAGATCGCCTTCAACGAACTTAAGTCGTAGGTTTTGTTCGGCGTCAGCTGGAAGCGCGCCTAGCTCGCCTCTTGGCCATTTAACCCGAAACTCGCTGTTCATCTCGATGTCGTGTTTAAGGCGTATCAATTCGAGTTCAAGGGCGCTTATGCGGTTGACTATAACGGAGTACGACCAGACGGCTGTGGCGACGCCTAGAACGACCTTAATCGCGAAGGCGGCGTTAGCTTTGATTTGTGTAGTCTCGTCGAGTTTCATAACGCGTTAGAAGTCGCTGGCTTGTTCTTCGTCGTCGATCTCGTCTTGAAGGTCTATATCGCATTCGAAGTCGATGTCTGAAGACGTCAGATAATCGAGTTTAAGCATCTCCAGCGTACCGACTATAGTCGCGTGATTGAGGTCAAATTCGGTATGAAAGCGATTTACCACCGCTTGTAGTTCAAATAAAAATGCGTCGGTTTGATCGTTGATATTCATGGACTTAGGAGATAGGCGTAAAGTTTAAGGTTGACAGTTTGAAAAATCGTTTATAATTCATATTAAGCGATAGCGTATATAACGCGTTAAAAACGCGAGACAAGCGAACCGCTTTAAGCGGGACGTCGTGAATCAGAATATTTAAAGCTTCTCGTCGAATCGCGGTTAAAACGTAAGGTTTATATCGCATTTATAACGTCCCTTTAAAATCGTTTCGACTCGTTGAACTTCGCTCCGCTTCGTTCTCTTTCGAACAGTAAAGTTTAAATCGCGTTTATAACGCGTTTATAACCGGGGCGTTCAGAACCATAGGTTTTGATTGCGTCCCTTTTGACCTAAAGCTGTATCGATAAACTTGTTTAATTCTTGGTCTAACAGCTCGTTCTTTCTGTCGTTCATCTTCAAGTCGGCGTTAGCCGCCATTTGCTCGACCCAATATCCTATTGCGATTGCAAGCGCGTCTAACCTGTCGTCTTGAAGGAGCGCTCCCTTCTCGGCTGTAATGCGGCTTAATTGATGTATTAAGGTGTACTTTGTCTGCTGTTCAATAGGGTAGGCTAGACAGGACGTATAATCGTCTTTAACGACGCTTAAATCGACGATTAACTTATGCGCGTTCATAACGGGTTCCATCGTGTCTATGATGCGTTTTTCCTTTTGTATGTTATGACGAACCTCGGTCATGGTGACGGGGTGAACCGCGTTTATAACGGGCTTGAAAAGCTCACTAAACATACCGTCTCCAAAGTTCGATTCGACGATAACTTCGTTAACCTTGTATCGAGCGGCAAGGAGAGCGAGTTGTTTAAGGACGTTTTCACCGTACCCTCCCCGGATACCTCCGCATGAGTGTACGAATAGGAAGCCGTTAAGCATCTTCACTATGGCGTATCCAGTTTCGTCTCTACCGCGTCCCGACGGGTCGATCGCCATGACGGAGCCTGTGTACTCGACCATATCTCCTAA